GGCACACTTTACCTGCCCGTTTTGCAAGGGCGAAATCCGCAACGAGTCGAAACCCGCAATGTTGCGGGCGGGCGAGTGGCGACCGACAAACGCGCAATACTCGGGCGCAGGCGTACGCTCATACCACCTGCCGACCTTTTACGCGCCTTGGCCGAACGCAAATTGGGGCAAACTTGCCGTCGAATTTCTGAAAGCCAAGGCGTCAATCGAGGGCTTGCGCAACTTCATCAATTCGGTTTGCGCCGAGCCCGACATCGGGCAATACGAGGGCGGGGCGGGCGCGCGCCGCGAACTCATCACTCTTACGGCAACGGCGGACACAACAATCCAGCGCTGGCGGATAATGACAGTGGACGTGCAAAACGGCTATTTTTATTATTTGGTTCGCGATTGGTTCGCAGGCGGCGCGTCGGAACTCGTCGAATGGGCGCGGGCGGATACCTACGACGACCTACTCGCCGCCGCCGCACGCCTCAAAGCCTGCGCCGTGGGGCTCGACAACGGCTACGACACGACAACCGTCAACTCCCGCTGCGCGGAATACGGTTGGTTTACCCTGCGCGGCGACGACCGCGAAACTTGGCCGTACACCACTCGGCACGGCAAAAAAGTCGAACGCCCCTTTACATTCCGCAACTTCGACCCGCTCATTGGACGCAAAGGGCAGGGCACGCGCACGGTGCTTGAAATCCGTTGGTCAAACCCGATGATAAAAGACATACTCGCCCGCCTGCGCGACTCCCAAAACTCGCCCGTACGCTGGGCAATCCCGCAACACTGGGCAACGGAGGAGTACTTCCGCCATCTCAACGGCGAATGGAAAAAACGCGTCTTCAACGCGCGCACGGGCAAGGCTTGCGATATGTGGGTACGCCGCTCGACCAACTGGCCGAACCACCTTTTGGACTGCGAATGTATGCAAATCACGGCGGCACTTTTCCACGGGATACTCAAAAACGCGTCCGAATAATCCCGAAAAACTACCTCGCCATTTCGAGGATTATTTGGGGGTATTTTTGGGCAATCCGCAACAACGTCCGCGCGGCTCGGGGTATTTTGCGCCTGCCTTGTTCCCAGTTGCGCAAAGTCGCAACCCTAACCCCGACAAATTCGGCGAATTCGGGCTGCGTGAGCTCGAGCTTTTCCCTTATTTCCTTTGGGCTTTCCAGCTCGACAACACTTGCGGGCTTGCGGTTGCCCCTTTCGATTTCGAGCGCCTCATTTAGTCCATTTTTAATGTCTTCAAATATACTATTGTTTTTTTTCATTTTTACATCTCCTTTTTGATTAGTTCAACCAACTCTTTTAACTGATTCACTTCGGCTCGCGTCAAGTTCGCTTTTTCGTTTTTTGCGTATGCCGTAAACAGATAAATATGGTTTCTGATAGAAAAATAAG